GTGCTGAAAGCGTTCACCTCCGTCACCTCAGTAGATGTCGTCACCACAGCCGGTGCCGGTGGCGGATTCGACAAATTGCTTGAATCCGCACGATCAGAAATTTCTGCGTCCGAGAGTGGCGCAGAGTCCCTAAAAGAAAAGGAATCATCCGTTATGGATAAGGAACTGGAAGCGGCTCTGAGCGCTCTCATTGCAGGCATGACCAAGCTCACCGAACGCGCCGACAAGGAAGACACCGACAAGGCAGCTGCCCTGGCAGAAGCCACCCGCGTTGCTGCCGAGGCCGAGAAGCCTGCTGCAATCGACCCGCTGGCTATCGTCGCCACGCTGGCCGAGGCCAAGCTGGCCCCCGCCGCTCAGGCCCGTGTGCTCGAAGCAGTCAAGGCTGGCAAGGAATTGGCCGAGGCCATTACCGCCGAGCAGGCCTACGTGAAGGCAATTCAGGAAGCTGCCCCGGAATTCAAGGGCAACGGCTCCGACGAGAAGCTTCAGGAAGCTGCCGGTTCCAAAATCGGCGTTTCCATCTATGGCCCCGTAGGTGACTAATTAGGCGGTGATCCCAAGTCTCGTCCGTTGCAGACGGCCTTTCGAGGTAATGCAGCAGACGGAATGGGCGCTCCAAAGAAGTGATTCATTAGGCGCTCATTCCGTCCATTGATTACTACGAACGAAGTTTTATCAGTAACTCTAGGAGCCCCCGGTGCGTCGCAAAGTTTGTACCTTCAATGCCTGCACCGGGGTCTTCTACTCCAAAGGGCTTTGTGAACAGCATTACCAGCAAAACCGCCGAGGCAGCCTGGGAGTTGACCGCAGAAAAGTCCCGAGAGAGCGGCAACGTCAGAGTAGGCAATGCTCAGTTGGCCTCTGCAATGAGGTTGTCTGGTCGAAAGAAGTTTGCCAAAAACACTATGGCATAGCTACCCGTTACCTCATGACACCTGAACGAATTACGGAGTTCTTCGAGGACGCCCAGTGTGCATCTTGTGGGGCGACTGAGTTTCTGCATGTCGATCACGATCACAGGTGCTGCCCAACGGCTGCCACCTGTGGAAAGTGCGTGAGAGGACTTCTCTGCCGAGGCTGCAATCAGGCTCTTGGACATTTGCAAGAAAGCCCGGAAAGAATGCTCGCATTGGCGGCCTATATTTCCGGATTTACTAGTCCTGTATAAAAAATCAATGTCGTATACTGATAGTAACGGCATATCGGCTACGAAAGGCCAAGAACGTGGCAACAAACATTGTCTTCAAGGATTCGGAGTTCATCTCCCTTCCCGTCCCGACCGGCACCAAGTCAGGCGCGGCACTGCGCGTTGGCCTGCTGAATGTCATCACCGTCACCGCTGAGGGCTCGGTCACCGAGGTCATCCAGCTCGGCGCTGGCATGAGCCTGACTCAGGTCTCCGGTGTCATCTCCGGCAACGCCCCCGGCTTCGCCTCCTGCGCACTGCACGGTGCGGCCATCCTCCCGGTCACGGGCGTCACCGCCCACGGCACCCCCGTCTACATCAAGACCTCGGACAACACGCTCCAGGTCACCGCAGCCGCTGGCACCAAGCTTTTCGGTGTCGCACTGCGCATCAAGTCCGCCCCGCTTGCCGGTGTGCTGGTCAAGGTTCTCAATGGCGGCATCGTCGCTGACGCAGCATAAGGAAGGCTGACATGACTATCCAGACAGTAACCGAGGCGGGAACCCTTTTCGGGGCAGCCCTTCAGGGTGACCGCACCGCTCAGGGCCGCATCAAGGCCCTCGTGGACGGTTCCGCGTACATCACGGAATCCGTTTCCAGCTCGGACCTCGCCGCTGCTTTCGCCATCGGCACACGTCAGACCCTTCAGGCGCAGTACGCCAAGCGCCCGACGAGCTGGACCGACTTCGCCGTCAAGAAGGTGTTCAACGACTTCAAGCCCCAGTTCCTGCGTGAACTGCTGCTGGACAACGACACCAACCTCGCCACCAACGGCGGTGTGGCCACCAAGCCGCAGTCCCTCCCCCGTGTGCCTGAGAACACCGAGTACCCGACGTTTGGGTTCACGACTTCCGCCAACGGCGTCCTGCTGGCCAAGAACGGTGCTCGCTTCGGCTTCACCTGGGAAATGGTCATCAACGACGAGTGGGATCTCATCAACTCGATCCCCGGCAAGCTCATCGAGTTCGCTGGCAACACCGAGGACACCGAGGCTTTCGGCATCCTTGCCGCAGCTGGTGGCCCCAACGCCACCACGTTCTCTGTCGGCAACGGCAACACGAACGTCGGCGGCACCCTGTTCGACAAGGAATACGCGCTGTCTCTGGACGCCCTGACCCTCGCCAAGCGTGCAGTGCGCGCCCGCAAGGTCAACGGACGCCGCGTGACGGTTCCCAAGTTCCGCCTGCTGGTGCCGCTGGCACTGAAGGACCGCGCCGAGGCCATCCTCCGCACGACCACCCTGAAGGTCAAGAACGCAGCGCTCACCGTCGAGGCCGAGACCAGTGTCGCGAACTCCGACGTTGAGCTGACCGCGACGGATTGGCTGGAGCAGATCGACGTATCCGGCACCTCGGCCACCACGTGGTACTTGGTCCCGGACAAGGGCTATGACGGAACCCGTCAGTCCCTCGCCGTGGCGTTCCTGCAGAACAACGAGAAGCCTGACCTGCGCATCTCCGGCAACGGTGGCAACTACATCGGTGGCGGCGCTGTTCCGGGTCTCGAAGGCTCACTGCTGAATGACGACATTCAGTACCGCGTGCGCCACGTAGTCTCCGGTGCATTCCTGAACGGGCAGGCTCTGCTTGCCTCCAAGGGCAACGAAGCTACCGCACCTCCGGCCCAGTACATCGTGCCGTAGTACTTAGAAATAACGAAGGCCCCCATTCCCTGATAAAGGGGGTGGGGGCTTTCTCCATTTCCGGCCCAATTCCCAATCCGCTATACTGGAATTGCGTCTCCTCCTGTGTGTAGCGTGTGGTTACGAATAGCCTCCAAGATCGGTTGCTCCCCGTTCTTGGAGGCTATTCTTTTGGCCCCGGCCTTTACTTTCATGCGCAAGGTAAACTGGATACATGCCTACAGACGTGAGCCCTCTCGATCCGACCACCCCGGTAGGGCAGTTGCGTCTGCTCACCTCCGACTCCCAGCTCCGCACCGATCCGGGCGATGCCTCGGCTGTGGCCGAGTACTACTTCTCCGATGCGTTCCTCGAAGGCTTCCTCGCGATCAACGCAGGGAACCTCAAGCTGGCTGCCGCCGACGTACTCATGGCGCTGGCGGCCAATGACGTGCTGGTCTCGAAGAAAATCCGCAAGGAGAACCTGCAGACGGACGGCCCGGCTGTCGGCAACGCGCTCCGCCTTCAGGCGCAGGACTACCGCACGCAGGGCAAGCTCGACAGGGAAATCCTCGACGCCGCTGACGGCACGTTCATCGTCGTGGACTTCGAAGACCCGGTGACCCCGTTCGACACCTTTGAGGCACGCAACGGTGGTGTGATGTGGCACTAGGCACCTCCGTCTTCAGTGACCAGTGGGCCACCCACCACCGGGGTGCCATCAACTCCTCCATGACCGCGCGCGTGAAGATCGAGCGTGTCATCACCGAGGGCAAGTACAACCCCACGACGGGCACCTACACGGGCGGCACGATGGAGCTCCTGTATCTGGGCCGCGCCAACGTGGACCGCATCGCCCGCCCCACCCGTCGTGAGTTTGTCTCCGACGCCGCCGACAACCAGATGACTCAGGTGCAGGTGCCCATCGACCCCGCGCTGAACGAGGCGACACCGGCACCGACGAACCTGCGCTGGCAGTCCGGTGACCAGCTGACGATCCTGGAGAACGACGCCCTGGCCATGATGGTGGGCGAGGAGATTTACCTCCGGGGCTGGTTTGGCGCGTCCGAGGACTGGGCACACACCCTCCACTTCGGCTTCAACTCCAAGCAGGGCTGATGGCTGGCTGGGGGCTGACCGGCCACAAGAACATCACCACCGGGCTGTTCCAGCTGCTCATGCAGGCCGAGCGGAACATGAACGCCGACGTGCAGGAGGCCGCGCTGGAAGCGGCCATCGCTGGCGAGGCCATGGTCAAGCACATCATCGACACCACGGAGTCCTCGCTGAGCCCCGGCAAGATGAACCGCAACTGGACGTTCGCCATGAACCAAGCTGTGGACTCCGACGTGAAGCGCAGCGGCACCACCATCACGATCAGGGCCGGGTGGCTCCAGACCAAGAAGGGCTACTTCCTGATCCAGAACGACGGCGCTGACTTGGTGCGCAACGGCGTCACCACAACCATCACTCCGATGAACGCGCTCATGGCTGGCCATGACGCGATGCTCGACATTCTCAAAGGCTGGGGACTGAAAACACAATGACCGTCAACCCGTACACGGCGCAGCAGGATATCCTCGCGCACCTCCGTGCTGTTGAGCACCTCCCCGTCTTCGAGGGTGGTGTGCCAGATGGAGAAGCGATCCCCAAGGATGCCAACGGCAAGATCAGGCCCCACCTCGTGGTGAACTGGGCCGGACTGACCGAACCCGCGAAGGGCACCAACGGAATTGTCGGTGCCACGGTCGATTCCTTTATCCAGGGATTCTCCACCCACGCCATTGCCGGGGATGACGACGCGGCACGACAGGTCCACAATCAGGGTCTCATGGCGCTGCTCGGATACAAGGTTTATGGGTGTGGCGAAATCCGCCCTGCATTCTTCGCAGGCGTCGGCCAGATTTCCAGCCTCAGCCAGCCCACTCGCTATTCCGCAGTGCAGTCATACAAATTCCTGCTAAACAGCCTGTAGCCAGCCCTATATTTCTCAGGTGATAAACTGAGTAGTAAAGGATTGGAGATATTTGTGTCTGAAAGCAAATTTGTCACAGCGGTAAATGAGAAGACGGGCCTCGTGTCTGATATCCCCGAGCTTTACCTGACCGCGTTCCCTGATTACAGGGAAGTGTCCGGGGACGAAATCGTCAAACTCCGGCGTAAAGCCGAGAAGGCACTTTTCGGGGAGTACATCACCCCGGCACCAAAGCCCGAGGCAGCCACGCCTTCTGAGGCAACCGACAAGGAAGGCGGCAAGTAATGAAGCGCATGTCCGGCAACACCTCTATTTACTGGGTGGAGGATGTAACGTACGACCCGTTGCTCCCCTCTCTCGCACTGCTCACGTCGGCACGGGACATCTCCTGCGCCATCGCCACCGGGTACTCCCTGAACCCCACCAAGTCCGACGTGAACACCAAGATGACCATCTGCGACACCGCCGAGGTTGACACCCCGATCCGGTACAACTACGAGGGCAACCTGACGTTCTTCCGTGAGGGCGATCTGGCTGACAGCACCTCCGCGTTCACCCGGGCCTTCGGCTTCTTCGGCACCGCACGCAAGCTGGGCTACCTCGTCCGGCGCTCGGGCATCTCCCGCGCCACCGCGCTGGCCATCGGGCAGAAGGTGGACAGCTTCAAGTTCATCAACGATGTCTACCAGGACGCCGATGACGCAGAGCTGGTCATGTTCTCCATCAAGTTCCTCCAGCAGGGGAACATGAAACTCGACAAAGCCGTAGTGGCGTAAGGATTCTGACATGACTTCCCACAAGATGGTGAGCCCCAACAACGTCCGGATTGACTGGATTCCTGTGGCGGGCCTGACCACTCCCAGTGTGCCCAAGGCAACCGAACTCAACGCTGGCCAGCGCATCTCCGGCGCTCTGGAGACCGGCTACACCCTTAAGTTCACCGACTCCAAGACGGACCCCTCCAAGACCATTGAGGACGAGGGCAACGTCGAGGCCCCGACGCTCAAGAACTACGAGGGCAAGCTGACGTTCTTCCAGGACGAGGTTGGCTCCGGCACACAGGACGCTCCCGAGGGTGCAACGATCTTCACGACCGTCGTGGCCCTGTTCAAGGTTGCCTACGTCGAAGGCTGGCTCGTCAAGCGCGTCGGCTACGCAGCTGCCACGGCCTACGCGGCAGCGCAGAAGGTGTCGGTCTTCCGGTTCAAGAACGACACCTACCGCACGCTGGAAGGCGAGGCAGGTGACCCCACCCGCATCGAGGTGGAGTTCCTGAAGCAGGGCGAGGCCTACTACAACGTAGCCACTCAGGCGTAGCCAAACCTGTAGTTTGGTAGGATAGCCCTATAGGTCCACAGGCCTATAGGGCTATTTCCATTTCACGGAGGAACCATGAGCATCGAGAGCCAGTTTGACGCAGCCGAGGCTGTCGCGGAGGAACTGAAAGCACCCGCCACGTTCGACGCACGCGAGGCAGCCAAGGGTGCAACGTACCCCAAGGACAAGGTGGACGTGTACTCGAACGCCGAGCTGGCGCACGAGCTGAACATGGTGGCCGGTGACGCCGCAGCTGCCCGCTTCAATGCGGACCTCATCAAGCAGAAGTTCATGGCCGAGGGCTCCTCCCGCACCATCGAGGAAGGCCCGACTGACGCGCCGGGATGGTGGGCTGCTGATGAGGAGGCCTCCAAGCTCGAAGCCAAGGTGGCCCGGCTGGTGGGCGAGCTCCAGAAGACCGTCCTGACCTTCCACATGCGAGGGCTTGCACCGGCCCAGTTCCGCCTCATCGCAGCCAAGTGGCGCAAGGAAATCAAGCCCCCGGCCCGGAAGAACTACCCTCAGACCGAGGACGGCGAAGAGGAGTTCCTCAACGACACCTACGAGCGGGACATCGAGCGCAACGCTGGCATCAACAACGAGCAGATTGCCTCCGGCATCTTCAAGGTGGTCCGCAAGCACGACGGTGCCGAGAACACCGACGTGTGGAAGCACAAGGACGTGGCCGTGCTCAATGACACCTACCTGGAGTCCGAGTACGAGAAGCTGAGGCAGCTCGTGGTCCACCTGACCTTCGCCAACAACCTGTTCCAGATTGCGGTGCAGCAGGACGCTGATTTTTTGTCGAAGCCCTGACTTGGCCCCAGAACCGTGCCTGCGTGGACATGGTTCTGACGGCCAAGGAATGGGGCTGGTCTCCGACCGCAATCATCCGGGGAGCGAAGAATCCGCACAAGCACCACCCGATGGATTACAACTTCGCCCTAGCGGTCAAGACTCTCCTTGACGAGAAATGCCCGGCCTGTGGTGTGCCAATCTGGTGGGCCTTCTCCAACAACGGTGACATCGGGTTCAAGCTGAAAACAATCTGCTGTGAGGCCTGCAAGTTCAAAGACGACGAAGCCCCCGAGGCAAAGGACCGCAAGCCCGGGGAATCACAGATTGTCTATGCAGTTCCCGATGGGGCCGGGCAATTGCCGCCACGGAGTGATTACTTCGAGCGGGAGATGAAGGCACATGCGCTGGAGCATCAGCGCGAATTGAAACGCAAAGCCAAACAGGCTGAAGAATAACTCAAGGGCTCTGCCGAAAGGCAGGGTCTTTGTTTTTTATTTCGCAGTCGCTACAACACAGACTGATAGAATGGGGTCAGAATCTACAGAATTTGGTGGTGAATTGTGGCTGGTGCATTTGACGCCAAAGTGGATATTTCCACAGCTGAAGCAACGAGTGGACTAAAGGCACTCCGCAAGGAGGTCAACCTCACCGGAGAATCGCTCAAACAGCTCGACGGCATCATCAAGGCCAACAAGCAGAACATCGTTCTGATTGCCCAGCAGTTCACCAAGCTGGTAGCCGAGCAGACCAAAGCCGCCAAGGCAGCCAACGAGTTGGCCAAGGCCGACATCAACGCCGCCCGTGCAGCCGGTATCCGCAACGTCGCGGACTCCAAGACGCTGGCCAACCTTGCGGACAAGGAAAAGAAAGAGGCTGAGGGCGCACGCGCCACAGCTCAGGCTGGGACGGCCACAGCCCGCACCACAGACATCGTGAACCGTGGGGCCATTGCCTCCGACCGCCACGCCTCAGCCACCCGCCGCGCTGCCACCGCGCAGTTGGAGATGCACGACAACCTCTCCAACTCCCGCTACCTCATGTACGACGTTGGGGCCACCTACGCCGTCATCGCCACAGGCCTGCTGGCCATCCCCGCAGCCACCGCTGCCGTCTCCGCTGCCTACCAGCGCGACTTCGCCCAGGTACTCCGGGTCACGGAAGACCTCGACAAGATGCAGGGCGGCGCACAGGGCTTGAAGGACTCCCTGAAGTCGATGGCCACGGACCTGCCGGTGGGCTTCGATGAGCTCTCCCGCATCACCCAGCTCGGTGCCCAGATGGGTGTGGCCAACGAGAAACTGACCCAGTTCACCGAGACCACGGCCAAGTTCGTAGCTGTCACCGGCATCTCGGCAGACACCGGAGCCACCCTGTTCGGACGCATGGAGACCTCCTTCACCGATGACGTGTCCAAGTACCCGGACTTCTTCGAGCGGCTGGGTTCCTCCATCGCCTACGTCGGTGCCAAGACGGTGGCGACCGACCCTGAAATCTCCTCCATGCTGGCCCAGATCGGCCCTCTGGGTGCGGCAGCCGGAATGAGCGCAGCTAACGTCACAGGCCTCGCCGCAGCACTGGCCTCTGTCCGGGTCCAGCCTGAACTGGCCCGAGGCACACTGACCCGCGTGTTCGGCCAGCTCAACCGCGACGTGGCCGAGGGCTCCCCTGCAATGGCTGAGTTCGGCAAGCTGATGGGGATGACCGGCGATCAGGCTGGCAAGCTCTGGAAGACCGATTCCTCCAAGTTCTTCACCGATCTCATCAAGGGCCTGAATGAGACGCAGGCTAGGAACGGCGAGCTGACCACCACGTTCGACAAGCTGGGCATCACCGCCTCGCGCGACGTGTCCGCGCTGACCAAGCTGGCTGTCGGCTACGACGTGCTGGACCTCTCGATGACCGCTGCCAACAAGGGCTTCGATGAGGGTAACGCGCTCGACAAAATGTCGAAAATCACCTTCGAGACCTTCATTGCCAAGATGACCGAGATGGCCAACGCCTGGAAGAACCTCGGGGACTCGCTCGGCAGCAGTGCCCTCGCCCCCCTCGGTGTGCTCGTTGACATGGCCAAGAATTTCGCCATCGGGCTGGACACGCTCACCAAGCAGGCACCTTTCGTGAAGGTGCTGCTTCAGGCCCTGATGGGCTTCGCCACGATCACTGCTCTGTTCCTCGGGTTCAAGGCAGCGCAGTCCTTTGTCATGGCCGGGTTCATCGGCTTCCAGCAGGCAGCCAGCCGTGGCGTTGGGGCCTCCCTGACGCTCGCCGGGACCATGCGCCAGCTGGCCGTCACGATGCTGATGGCCAAGGGCATGACCCAGCAGATGGCCACCGCCCTTGTCCAGAACAACGGCGCGATGGCTGGCTACAAGATGGGCATGGACCGGCTGACCGTCTCGACCATGACCGGCGCAGGCGGCTTTCAGAAGGCCAAGGCCGGGGCGGTAAGCTTTGGCTCCTCCCTCCTCGGGCTGGTGGGCGGTCCCATCGGTCTCGTCATCGGCGGG